TATAACTAATTACTCTTACGATTATCTGATGGATGGAAACAAGGGTGCTTTTATGTATCTCGATCCTCCTTATGACATTAAGGATAATCTCTATGGGCGCAAAGGATCAATGCACAAAGGATTTGATCACGATAAATTTGTTGCTGATTGCGATGCTAATGATATGGATCAGTTGGTAAGTTATAACTCTGATCAATTAGTAAAGACTCGTTTTCTTGGTGGAAAATGGACTGCTGCTGAGTTTGATCTCACTTATACGATGCGCTCCGTTGGTGAATATATGCGTGAGCAAAAACAACGTAAAGAACTCTTACTTTTTAATTATGGAATTGAAGGACTGGTTAAACTCGATTAATCAAACAAAGAATCATCTGATTGACGAGGACCCATCACTTGAGAAGGAATATGCTCCTTACATCATCAATCGTTGTTTATCAGGTCATCTTGATTGCATTCTGTTTGCGAACGAAATGAATCGCTATCATTTTCTTCCAAAGAAGATGCAATATGACTTTTTTATAAATAGTCTGAGGAAAAAGAAGAGATTTTCTCCCTGGCTCCGACAAGATAAAATCAAAGATCTTGATTATGTTAAACGTTACTATGGTTATAGTAATGAGAAGGCAAAACAAGCTTTGAGGATTCTTACTAAAGAACAACTTACTTTTATAAAATCGAAATTTGAAACTGGAGGATCAAAATGAGTGTCGTTCGAGAACCTGAAGTGAAGTGGACGCCCGACCAAATGGTGGAAGTGATTCTTAACGAACCTGATGACTTTTTGAAGGTTCGTGAGACTTTGACCCGTATCGGAGTTGCATCACGTAAAGAAAAGAAAATTTATCAGTCTTGTCATATTCTGCACAAGCAAGGTAGATATTATCTCGTTCACTTTAAGGAACTGTTCGCCCTGGACGGCAAACATGCTAACTTGACTGTGAATGATGTTCAGCGTCGTAATCGTATTGCCCAACTGCTTGCTGATTGGGGTTTGATTGAGATTGTTGATGTAAATAGGATTCAAGATATTGCTCCCTTGAATCAAATTAAAGTCCTTTCCTATAAGGATAAGGGAGACTGGATTCTAGAAACCAAGTATAATATTGGTGCCAAAAAGAAAAAGGCAGAGGAAACCGAATAATTTTGTAGGGAGTTCAGCACTCCCTTTTTTTATGTTTGTCATATAATTAGTATTGGATGCCGAAAGGGTCCACAAAATACAAACTCGCTTTTAAAGGAGCTACTATAATGACTAACATTACAAGGTACACTGCTGCGGATCTTCCTGCGTTGATGGAAAGAATCACACGCAATAGTATTGGAATGGACGAATATTTTGATCGCCTATTTAATCTTCACGAAACTACAAATAATTATCCACCATACAATCTAATTCAGGTAAATAATGTAGAATCTCATTTAGAGATTGCACTTGCAGGATTTAAGAAGGAGGAAGTAAATGTCTTCACAGAGTATGGAAAACTTTTTGTCGAAGGACAAAAATCCGATACTGAATCGGATAGGACGTTTATCCACAAGGGAGTGGCTAGCAGAAGTTTTAAACGAGCGTGGACTTTATCCGACGATACAGAAGTCAGGGAAGTCACATTTGAAGACGGACTTTTACGGATCATAGTTGGGAAAGTAGTACCAGAACATCATGCACGTAAGGACTATCTCTAAATAAAAGAAAAAAAGGTATATGAAGACCTTCACTCAGTTTCTTAATGAGATAAAAACCATATCATATCCAGCAGCAAAAAAACATAAAGTTTATCATAGTGGTAAAGTTACTAACGTTGGTGCTGGAAGAGCAGTTCCAATTAATCCTGGTAGTGGTTCTGGTGATGGTAGTGGAGGTAATGGGGACTAAATATTTCTGAATATCGTCGCCGCTAATCCATAGAGGGGCAACTGGCAAAATCCAGTTGACGCCCCTCATTTTTTTTGCTATAATTGACTTACAAAAGAGGTGTGAAATGTCCATTAAGTTGATTCTACTTAAATCTGGTGAAACAATAATTGCTGATGCAAAAGAATTGGTTACACCAGGAACAGAAAGTGAAACACAGAAAGTGATTGGGTATATTTTTAACAAACCACACAAAATCAACGCCAATAAACCCCTAGTGTTTCTTGCAGAAGGGCAGGATACTAATTCTAAGGATAGGACGGTGGAAGTTACTCTTTCTCCATGGATTCTTTTGACCTCATCAGAAGATATTCCAGTTCCTACAGATTGGGTTGTTACTGTTGTAGATCCAATTGGATCTGTAATTAATATGTATCAGGAGAAAATCAATGGAAATTAAATGCATCTTGATTAATGCGGATAATGTACTTATAACTCAAATTGAAGAACTTCCTTCAGAATTGGGTGAACCAGATTGTAAATTAATAAGACCTTTTAGGTTTATGGGTGAAGGTAAAATGATTCCTTGGTTTAGTGGACAAGATCAAATTACAAATCAGATTGAGTTTATGATTCATTCAGATAAAATTTTAACTATTTTTGATCCTACTCCAGAAGTTATTGCGAAGTACCAGGAATTAATTGCAGAATGAGATTTTACACAAACGTCCAGATGGTCGGAGATCATTTTCTCGTTCGTGGTTATGATAATGGAGAACATTTCATGATCCGAGAAAAGTTTTCTCCGACTCTTTTTGTCCCCGCTAAAAAACAAACCAAATATAAAACGTTAAGTGGAGAGTATGTAGAACCTATTGAACCTGGATCAGTTCGTGAATGTCGAGATTTTATCAAGAAGTATGATGGTGTAGAAGGATTTAAGATCCACGGAAATGATCGGTATATCTATCAGTATATTTCTGATAAGTATTCTGAAGAGCAAATCATCTTTGATATTGATAAAGTTAAACTAGCAACAATTGACATTGAGGTTGCATCTGAAAATGGATTCCCTGATGTGGAATCATCCGCAGAAGAAGTTCTGTTGATTACCATTCAGGATTACTCAACCAAGCAAATCTATACTTGGGGTTTGGGTAAGTTCCAAAACAATCAGAGTAATGTGAGGTATCGTGCTTTCTCAACGGAGTATGATCTTCTCAATGACTTTATTCACTGGTGGATGGATAATACTCCTGAAGTCGTGACTGGATGGAACAGCAAACTGTACGATATTCCTTACATCGTTCGTCGCCTGGATCGTGTTCTGGGTGAGAAACTGATGAAGCGCATGTCCCCATGGGGTCTTGTGACTGAGGATGAAACATATATCAAAGGACGTAAATACATTTCTTATGATATTGGTGGTATCTCACAGTTAGACTATCTTGATCTGTATAAGAAATTTACTTATACGAATCAGGAGTCCTATCGTCTAGATTATATTGCTAATGTGGAACTGGGACAGAAAAAACTTGATCACTCTGAGTTTGATACTTTTAAGGACTTCTACACTAAAGGTTGGCAGAAGTTTGTAGAATACAACATCAAGGACGTGGAACTTGTTGACCGTATGGAAGACAAGATGAAATTGATTGAACTTGCTCTCACAATGGCATATGACGCCAAAGTGAACTATGAGGATGTGTTCTTTCAGGTTCGAATGTGGGACACGATCATTTACAATTATCTTAAGAGGAGGAACATTGTGATTCCTCCCAAAGAGAAGTCGGATAAGGATTCTAAGTATGCTGGTGCTTATGTGAAAGAACCCATTCCTGGTATGTATGATTGGGTGGTGAGTTTTGACCTTAACTCCCTGTATCCTCACCTTATTATGCAGTACAACATCTCACCAGAAACTCTTCTGGATGAGAGGCACCCAACTGTAACTGTAGATAAGATCCTGAATCAGGAACTTACCTTTGAGATGTATAAGGACAAGGCAGTGTGTGCTAATGGGGCAATGTTCCGTAAAGATGTGCGTGGGTTCTTACCTGAACTGATGGAGAAGATCTATAAGGATCGCACCATCTACAAAAAGAAAATGCTTGTGGCAAAACAGGAGTATCAAAAGAAAAAAACAAAAGAACTGGAAAAAGAGATTTCTCGCTGTAATAACATCCAAATGGCGAGGAAGATTCAACTTAACTCTGCTTATGGTGCTATTGGCAATCAATACTTCCGTTATTACAAACTAGCAAACGCTGAGGCAATCACTTTGTCTGGTCAGGTTTCTATCCGTTGGATTGAGAACAAGATGAATGCCTATCTAAACAAGATCCTCAAAACTGATGGAGTTGATTATGTTATTGCTTCAGATACTGATTCTATCTATCTTAATATGGGTCCTTTGGTTGATAGTGTATACAAAGGAAGAGAGAAAACTACTGAAAGCGTTGTTTCGTTCCTTGATAAGATCTGTCAGGTGGAACTTGAGAAGTATATTGAGAGTCGCTACCAAGAACTGGCTGAGTATGTAAATGCTTATGACCAGAAGATGCAGATGAAGCGTGAGAATATTGCTGAACGTGGAATCTGGACCGCTAAGAAGCGTTATATTCTGAATGTTTGGGATAGTGAGGGTGTTCGTTATGAAGAGGCGAAACTTAAGATTATGGGTATTGAGGCAATCAAATCTTCGACCCCTGCACCTTGCCGCAAGATGATTAAGGATGGACTCAAATTGATGATGAGTGGAACTGAAGAAGAAGTGATTGATTTTATCGATCAATGTCGTGAAAACTTTAAGAAACTTCCTCCAGAGGAGATTGCATTTCCAAGAACTGCTTCTGATATTCGTAAGTACCATTCTTCTTCGAGCATTTATGCCCCAAAAACTCCTATTCATGTTCGTGGAGCACTTCTCTTTAATTATTATGTAAAAGAAAAGAAACTGACTAATAAGTATTCTCTGATTAACAATGGTGAAAAGGTTAAATACCTTTTCTTAAAGAAACCAAATATAATTCAGGAGAATGTGATTTCATTTATCCAAGAGTTCCCAAAAGAACTTGCTCTTGACAAATACATTGACTATGAACTACAATTTGAGAAGAGTTTCTTAGATCCACTTAAATCTATCCTTGATAAGATTGGGTGGAATGTGGAAAAAACTGTAAACCTTGACTTATTTTTTACCTGATGGATTTGCCCATTAATGATCAAGAATTGAATACAATTGTAAAAGCACTTGGATTTGGTGGTGATGCTGCCCTTTACCATAAACTTAAATTGGTTAGGGAACTTAAAGAACAAGGTTTACCTTATAAAAAAATACTTCGTGAACAATACGGGATGGTAATTTGATGATTAAAGTAAAATATCAACTTAAAGAGTATCCAAACTCAACACTCTTTAAGTTCTTTAAAACCAAAGAGCAGGTGGAGATTTTTAAATCTCAAAATTCACATTATATTTTTGAGTGATTTATGGACTTCTTAAAAGACATTGTAAAAGAAATAGGTGGAGAATACACACAACTGGCATCAGAGATTGACGAAACTGAAACTTATGTGGACACAGGTTCGTACATATTTAATGCTCTTGTGTCTGGTAGTATCTTTGGTGGCGTATCTGGTAACAAAATCACTGCAATTGCAGGTGAAAGTTCTACAGGAAAAACTTTCTTTAGTTTGGCTGTGGTCAAGAATTTTCTTGATAATAATCCTACTGGATACTGCTTGTATTTCGATACTGAAGCTGCAATCACACGATCCTTATTGGACAGCAGAGGTATTGACACAACTAGAGTGGTTGTCGTCAATGTTGTTACAGTTGAAGAGTTT